CAATAAAAGTTTTTACAGCACCAATGACTTTTCCAAAGATAATTAACAATGGGCCAAGAACAGCAATCACACCAAGAATCTTTAATCCTGTTTCTATTGTTTCAGGACTTAAAGCCTTAAATTTATCTACAAGTTTTTGAACTTCAGGAATTACTCTTTCTCTAATGACTTTGGCAACTTCAAGAACCACAGGTAAAAATACTGAACCGATTTCGTCTCTTAAACTTCCAAATTCTCTTGCTAAAACAATCATTTGACCTTGAGGGGTGTCTGCCAAACTTTGATTAAAGTCTTTGTAAGTAGAGTTCAGAACTTCAACTAACGCTGCAGCTTTTTCAGATTCTGTGCCGTTAGCAATCTTTTTCTTGGTGTCTTCATCAAGTACGAAACCAACCCTGGTTAAAGAACCAAACTGACCATTAAGGGCTTGTGCTAAACCGTTTGTCATAGACTTAAAATCTTCAGCAGTTGCAGCAGCACCTTTCTCTGCTGTTACATAATCTAAAATTGCTGGCGTTAATTTAGCAATAGTGCTTGCTTGTAAATCAAATGTTGAAAGTTGAGCTTGAGTGGTTACAATGTTTTCTTTAGAAACGACACCGACTTCTTCCAATGCCTGTGCTTGTTTAAGAAGAACTTGAACTTGTTCTGCAGATGCCCCACCTGTGGTCATCAAAATCTGACCTAATCTTTGTTGCGCTGCTGCAGCTTCCATAGCACCTTTGACCATGATGCCTAAAGCACCACCCAAAGCAACAATAGGAACTGTCACATTCTTTGTAAGACTTTGACCAACTTCTCCAAATATTTTGCCAACAGCACCAAATTTTTGTATTTGTGTTGTTGCTGTTTGGAACTCCCTTACAGCAGACTTAATTCCTTTATCATTGAAAGTTGTTAAAATCGGGACAATAATTGCCATTAAATTGACCTCTTAGTTTCTAATAATTTTCTATTTACAATTTCGGCATAGTTATCAACAATTGTTTTAATTTTCTGTGTCAGCAATGGTCTGAACTGTTCAACGGCTGGCCAAACATATCTGGATGGTGTACCACCCAAACCACGCACCATTGCAGCACCTTGACCATTTAATCTATGTCTTCTTCTTCGACCTCTGATTGTGTACTCTGCTGAGAAACCTTTATTAGAACCCTCACGACCAACATCAAACTTATTTCGTTTACCAGCCATGTCAGCAATTTCAACTGCAGAAGAAACAGTCCTAATGCTTACCAAAGAGTTACGACCTTGACGACTTCTATATGAAACTTTTCCTGTGACTCTTACAGGCTGATTCCAAGAAGTTCTACCATTGTGGTCAAAACCACTAAGAGGTCTTGTTGATGGAATACTGCTCTTGATTACGCTATACAAAGGTCTTATTTCGGTAATAATTTCACGTCTCATTTGACGTAACAAATCTTTATCTAGATTATTTAGGTCACGAATTACAGCTTGCACACCAATAATTTCAGGTATGTGCATATTGAGGTTTTGATTTTCAATTTGGAATAAAGAACTATCTCTTACAAATTCCATTTATGCTTTACCTCTTGTTTTGTTCTGTTGCTTTCCAACGCAGATACATTCCCATTGTGAAAAGCATACGGTCAGATTCTTGTAAAAGCAAAGAGGGAGAGATTCCAGTTTCACAAGCAAGATAAGCGATATACCAATGTTGGCTGGAATCCCCCAACGGAATTATTTTGGGTCGTTCTCACTAACCCCAATATTATCAACTTCATCTAACCAAGAATCAAAATCTTTTTTAGTTGCATTGGTTCTCTTTTCAGAGTGCCAAGCAAGAAAAAGCAAGTCAGTAAGTCTGAACTCTGATTCGAGTTTTGCTACTGACCTGCTGAATTTTTCTTCAAACGCAACTAGGTCTTTCGCTGAACAAGTTACTTCTTTAGGTTCACCTGTTATGTATTCAACGCGCAGATTGATTTTCATATTTAGACTGTTCCTCTTACAACTGTTCCTGATACTGGCCAAGTCACACTTAGTGTTGCAATATCGCCAACGCTTGATGCGAATGGTGAATATGCTGTTACTAAACATGTTGCTGTGTATTTAGGTTGGGTTGCTGAAACTGTTCCTGATGCACTTTGAATAATTACTGTGGCAATTGAGCCAAGTAAAGGATTCAATGTTGCATCAACTGAACCTGCTGCAAAATCTTGCATAAAGTTCAAAGTTATTGATGCGTTGTTTAATCCACCGATTCTTGAACGCCAAGATTGACCAAAAGCTGTGGTCTCTAGGTCGTCTGCTTCTTGTGATAATTCAACTGAGTTTAGGTTAGTTGAAAAATCAACACCAGCAACGGTGATTTTGTAGTCTGTTGCTGCAAATTTTGCCATCTGTTATTTTCCTTTTTTCTAGTCTGCGTAGCAAAGAACTGAAAACTCTGCTGATAGATATGTTACCTCACCAACAGGTATCTGCCCATAATTTCTCATCTCACTAACCCTTGTATCAAAGGCTTTGCCACCAAGAGTTTTATCGCTCTCGATTGCTAGTTTGATGCTGGATGAACCTGTGCTTGACACAAATCCATCAAGTTTATTTTGCGCTGTTCTTTCGTCTACTCTGCCAACGATTACTAAAACATTGAATGTGTAAGTTTGCATGCCTCTTTTGAATGAATCGTCAAAGGAAACTGAAACAGGCACAACAATTGCAATAGGTGGGTTTGGGTTATCTGGTACAAAAGAAGAAGTTCTTAAACCTGTGATGGTTGCAAGGTTAGTTGCAATACCTGTTCTTAATTCTGAGATTGATGCCATTAGGCGAAGTTTCTCATTCTCTTGTAAGGCATGACAAGTTGTGCAACATCTGGGTCAAGTTGTGATGAAACTCTTATTGCGCCCATGTCACCAAAGCCAGCAACCCCAAGAGGACTGTCTAAACGTTTGTAAATTCTTGATGCTTGAATAATACAAGCCTGTTTAATTGCAATTGGTACAGATGGCCAACCATAAACACCTACAACTTTAATTAATGCTTCACCACCTGAGATAGGCCAAAGGTAATCTCCAACAGCTCTAATGGTTGTAAAAGGCCAAGGTATTCCATCAAGAACACCGTTAAGTGGTTCAAGTTGGTAGTCGTCTGTTCCCCAAGTTGTATCAAAAACACCGTCAGCATCTTGAGCTGTAGTAATTGTTACTGTTCCGTTTGCTAAATCATCAACCTCAACAACGTAATCATCTTGAGCTACAAAATATCTTGTTGCAGTTCCATAAGAATAAAATTGACGTGCAGCATAACCATCTATCAGTCTTGAAGCAGATTCAACTGCCATTTCAAGCAAAGCATCATCAACAGCATCAGTAATTCGTAAGGCTGCTTTCACTTCGTTGAGTGAGGCGTAGCCATTTGTTATAGCCAAAATAACTCCTAAGTTCTTGAGGTAAGTCTATCGGAATAAAAGAAACTTAGAATCTAATATTTCAAGATTCAATTGGTTTTCTGAAGCAAATCTATCTGCAGCAGAGACGACTCCACCCCAAACAGGATTATAGTCATCACCCACAAGAACTTTTTTTGTTAAAGGCCACCAGTCTTGTAAGTCAGCATAAACTTCTCTGTCTCTATGACCAGCATCAATGTAGACCATATCAACCATCACATTTTCTTTTGTTAAAAGTTCAGCAGCAGAAGAAGAAGTCATTGGCAAAGCAGAAATTCTTTCGTTCATGTTTGCGTTAGTTATATTGACACAGAATTGGTTATACAACTGATTGAAGTCTTGTACAAGATTTTGTACGTTACCCTCACGCCAAAGAATTTCATTTGAGGCCAAGAATGTGTCCACACACAAAATGTGAGCTGAACTTATCTTTCCCATGAACAAAGCAGATGCCCCAAGCCATGTCCCCACCTCAACAATTGAATCAGGATTAACAGCATCAATTGCTTTTTGTAAAGACTCGCTTTCAGAACCCCAACCTTGTACTTTGGAATCACCAAGAATTGTTGGTATTTGCAAATTGTATTTGTCACTTAACTGTTTAATATTCAAGAGCTTCTTTTCTGTTATTAGAATCTGCATCAGCCCAACCAGACATTGAGTTTGCAAAATCATGTCGGTAATCGTAAGCCACTTTATTAGCCCAACCAAACTTTGCACCAAGACGTGCTGACTTTCTCCACATAGCCCAATCAGCATAAGCAACTTCTGGATAACTGCATTTATCTAACCAAGACTTTTGAATTGGTGAACCACAACAAAAAAAGCAATGAGGTTCAGTAAAAATTTCTTCATTAGTTTTATGTGGTGGTAAATATTTATCTCTACCATTAACAGCCATACCAACCAACCAAATATCACAGTCTTGTTCTTCTAAACCCTCTAAAGCATCAGGTTTGAATCTGTCATCAATATCTAAAACCCAAACCCATTTTGTTTTCGCTTCAGCAGCGCACTTATTCCAAAAAAAAGGTGAACGCCATCTAGTTGTAGGTTCAGCATCAAGAACTGTGTCAATACCATTTTGAATTGCTATTTGATGCACTTTATCTGAACCCATAATTATTCTTTTAGGTTTCAAAGTCAAATTGTTTACAGCTTCAATCCAACCATGAATAAAGTGGTCATAATCATCACCGTAAACTGCTGTAATTATTGTTACATCTACCATTTGACAGGCATCCCTAAAGTTGAGCCATGACCAACATGGTAAATCCAAGTCAATTCAGGATGATGAACAATTTTCTTATCTGCTGCGACAAGTTTTTGAATCATAACAAAATCATGACCAATACGGTTTCCCTGATTATCGGTTTTGTAACTATCAACATCAAAGTCTTTACTAAAACCACCAACTTCTAAAATAGCTTGTCGTTTAGCAATCCAGGTAATAGGTACTTGATGAACGTTTCCATTAGACCAAGGTTTGTAAGCAAACATTTCTAAATGACCACCATCAGGCAGGTTTGAGTATTTGAACCAAGGGTAAACAAGGTCAGCATCTGTTTCTTCAATGCAGTTATAGATAACTTCAATGTGTTTAGGTAAAAGTTCATCATCATCATCAAGAATGGCAACATATTTTGTTGTTGCTTCTGCAATCATGGCATCAAGCATTGCTGCATGACCCTCACGTTTTTCATCAAGTTTAATTAAATGTTTCTCAGGCTGCAAAGTTTGATTCATAACACTTTGAACACATCTTTTTAAGAGTTCTTGTCTAACAGGAATGGTTGCTGTACAAATTGTTACATCAGCTTTCATAATCCCAAGCATTTCTTCTTCTTCTTTTAACTGACCATTTGCCCTCAGAGAAATCTTGGTCTTTTATTTTTTGTTGGTAATATTCAGCATTATCTGCAAAAGTCCTGTTATTGATTTCTTGAAACCCTGCTTTAAGAGTAGAAGAATTATCGTGAGCAACAGGAATGAACGAATGTTCAACTTCAAAACCTTTCTGTAAACATCTTCTTTCAAAATCATTATCCTCAAAATATGCAGGATGCAAAGCCTCATCAAATAAACCAACTGATTCAATAACTTTCCAACCAACAGAGAACACACACCACCCAGGCGCACCCCCCGATAGAAGAAGTTTGTCTGGTGAAGACTTTTCAGAAAAAAGTTTTAATGATTCACCACCAAATTCAACATCAAAATTTGCAACAAGCCAATAATCTGAAAAAGGTAAAGATTTAATTCCCAGATTCCAAGAACCAGCGACACCAAAATTGCTAGGAAGTTTAATGTGATGGGTTTTGTGAACCCAATTGTTCCAAGTCGGTGTCCAATCATGATTTTTTGCACCGTTGTCAATAATTACTAAATCTTTTACAGGCTGGTTGATTGATTTAATCATTCTGTCTAACAAATCATGCCTAGTTAGCACAGGAACTATTAGCGCAGGTATCAAACGAGTCTCCCTATCCCCTTACAAGCCCTAATTTTGCCTTTATTTTGCTTTTAACAGGCATCAGGCAAGGAGTTTTACTAACGCAGGTTTCCAATGGGTCTCATAAACAGTATCAGCATCATATTGTTTAGCAAAGTCAATGGCTTTCTGGCTCTTAACACGACCTCTGTTATACGCCTGTTCAAGTGCATCAACAATTTCAGGAACAGATGGCAAATGAAACCACGCTTTTTGAGGTGCGTTCCAAAGTGGTTGCCCACCAATTAACCAACCGTCACCACAAAGTTCTGCTGAAGCTGCAAAGTTAGAAACAATCACAGGTGTAGAACACGCAAGACTCTCTACGGTAGGTATACCAAAGCCCTCACCATAACTGGTTGCAAGCAAAACATCCATACCTGTATAGATGCTGGCTAACATTTCTTGAGGCATGCCACTTCTCAAAAGATATGGGTCAGCAAAGATAACTTGGTCTTGAGGAATACCACAAGACAAAATTAAATCACGCAAATTAATTCCACCAAGTGAAGCACTTGCCTCAGTATGCAAATACAAAACAACGTCTCTGTGTTTTTGTGCAAACATTGAAAACGCCAAAATGTTTTCGCCAAATGCTTTTCTGTTAGGCATAACACCTTTATTTGCTGCGTTCATCCCAACAACAAATTTATCTTCAGCAACACCCATCAATTGTCTTGAAGTTAAAGTTTCACCATTAAAAGTTACTTGACTTGTTGGTTTGAAAACAGGCTCAATAGCATGAGGAACATACAAACAATCAACATCAGAGTTTTGAAAAATCTTTTGACCATACTGACTCATTGCAATAGGTGTAACAAATTTTTGTTTTGACCATTTCATAACATCAGGTGGTGCTGGCATGTGGTCAATTGGTGTCCAAGATGCAACATTCCAATCAGCCCACTTATCTCCACGAAAAACCCAAACATCAAATAAAGTTATTAGCAGATTTTGTGCTTCAGGGTCGTTTTGTGACCAGTCGTACATGTGCGCTGGCACAATATCGTTTGAATATGTTTCGTGACCTCTAGGATAAATTTTTATGTCACCATTGGGACTGTTCCAACTTGTTGAATTTGCTTCTAAACCATAATTGGCTGCAATGGCAACTTCGTGACCATGCTTTTTTAATCTTGTAGTTGCTTGTGCTGTTTGTGTTCCATAACCAGTACTTGCCCAAGGTGCATTTGAAACCCAAAGGATTCTTGCTGGTTTTGATTTATCAACTTTTTTATTTTTTGCGAAAGCTCTTCGTTCTTCACGATTCACACAGGACTCCATATATACGCAGGTGTCTCCCACCTTATTACAGATGGGAGACGAATTATGTCTAGGACACGACCTGCGCTTCGTGTCCTAGAACTTTTTTCAAATCAGACTCGGTTTAGGAGTTTGAAGATTTGAAGTATTTGACGTGACTTGTTTGAATCAAGTTACCATCAACTCTGAAAGTAGCTCTGAAAGTTACTAGGTCGTTAGAAAACGCGAAGTCATCTGAACGGTCTAATCTCAAGCCACCAACTTGACGAACATAGTAGCTTGGCAAGTGACCAAATATAACTGGTCTAACTGCTGAAGCTGCTGTCGCCATTGCTGGGTTTTCAAATATTGGATAACCAAGTAGCAAGTCGCGTGTGTCTGCTGAAAGAGATGGTGTGAACAAGTATTGTCCAGCGTTATCTTTCAACTTACGCACGTTTGCAATAGAAGTTGCGTTCATTTGGAAACCTGTTCCTGGTAAACGTCTTCCTGCAGTATCAACTGAATAAACAAGGTCGATTAAGTTGTCTGCTGTTGGGTTTAGAGAAGTTCCTGTTAATGCAGAACCTGCTCTGTTTACGATTCCGTTTGGTTGAACTGTTCCTGTACCAACGGTCAAGGCATTGTTAATTGCATAGCCCATTGCGTTTCCAGTTTGTTCTGCCAAGAATCCAAGAATATCCACGCCAGCATCTTCAATTAATTCGCGTGAAACTTGGGTCAAGAATGAGTACTTGTATGCACCAAGAGTTACGAACTCGTTGAATGTTGGGTCAGATTCGCCAATTGCGTTGCCCTCAGAAGTTACAGTTCCTGTTGAGTATGCACTCAATGATGGAATTTGTAGGTTTTCGCCACCTGCAGTATTTAAGATGGTTGAGGTTTCTAGCATTGGGCCAACAAATCTTGCTAAGAACAGAACTCTGTCAAAGAAAGAAGTTGGAACTGGTGAACCACTTGAACCCTTAGTTACGTCTCTTTTTTCGAAGTCGTAAGAACGGATTTCACCTTTTGCTAATGCACGAATTGCATCAACATCATTTTTAGTGTTGCGTGATTCTGCAACTGGTCTTGCTTGGTTTTCTAAACCTGTCATTGCTTGAGCAGCGCGTTCTTCACGTTCTGCATCAGACTTTAAGGTTTCGATAACTTTTGCGCGTGAGTCAAGGTCTTGAGAAATACGGTTGTATTTTTCATTTTCCTCGGCTGATAGGTCGCGCTTTTCAGCAGCAGCAGCATCTAACAGAGCTTTTGCCTCTGCCCATGCTTGCTGACGTGCTTCGTGTTGTTGCTTAATGTATTCAGACATTAAATGCA